ATGGCCGAACCGCAAAATTACGCGGAATTGCAGGCGTGCCTGCTCGCGTGGCTCGACGACAATGACGGCAACGTCAATCCGACGGAATGTATCGGCCTGGCCGAGCGGCGGCTGACGCGATTGCTGAACGTGCCCGACATGGAGACGATGACGACGCTGGATGCCAGCAATCCGATCATCGATCTGCCAGCCGATTTCTGGGAGGTGCGCGATGCGACGCTGGACAGCAATCCGCCCGTGCCGATCGCGCCGACATCGATCGCAGCACTGCGGACGCTGTTCCCATCCAGCCGGATCGGCCAGCCGCAGGCCTATGCGATCAGCGGATCGTCCCTGCTGATCGGGCCATCGCCCGATGCAGCCTATACGATCGTGCTGCGCTACAAGCAGACGATCCCGCCATTGCGCGACGACGCGCCGACCAACTGGCTGTTGACGAAGCACCCCGATCTTTATGTGGCGGCAAGCCTGGCGATGGCGGAATTCCGCGGCTGGAACGACGCGCGGCTGCCGATGCTGAAGGCGTGGTATGACGAATTGATCGAGGAGGTGAACGAAGCAGGCCAGCGCGCGCGTTACGCGACCGGGCCGCTGCGGATGCGCGCGACCGTTACCGACAGATTTGGTATAGGATCGGGCGCGGCCGGACCCGGTGGCGGATCCACCCAATTCCTGGTGGACGGCTGATGTCGCAGCGGCTGAGCACATCCGTCACGTTCCAACAGCTCGAGGAACGGGTAACCAACCTAGAAAACGATATCACCTTGGATTTTACGGCTAGCGGAATTGAAAGTGCGCTTGGCTACATCGCTGCGAACCGCGCCGGCGACACCTTTTCTGGTCAGGTCGAGGCCGCTTCCCTTTTAGCAGAGTCGCTTGCCTGCTCCGTGACGGGTGGCGGCGGTGGGATCTTGATCCTTGGCTCTCATGTCTCGGGCTATACTGGCATCCTCGAATTTCATAAGCTTGACGGCGTCCGCAACGGCTTCGTGGGCTTCAACCCCGAGGCCGGGGCGATGCAATATGGATCCGACACCAATGCGGGCCACAATTTCTCCGGCGGCCCGATCACGCTGGACGATGCCAATATCGGCATCAAGCGGAACGGTGCGGACCCCGTCTATCTGTGCGATGCCAACGACTATCTCACCTACAATCGATCGGCGGACAAGTTCGTGTTCGTGATCGGCGGCGTCGCGGTCGCGTCTATCGATGCGTCGGGCAATATGCGGCTGAAGGGCACGCTGATCCAATCGACCACGCCCTGACCGCCGCGGATGACGACCAGGCCGGGAAGGCAGGATTGACAGGGGTGCACACCCCCGCAACGATGCGCCATGACCAGGCTGGCAATCTATGGCACGGGCGGGTTCGGCCGTGAGATATTGCCGATCGCGCGCCATTTCCTGGCACTGCACATGCAGGCCGACGCGCGCCCCGATAGGCTGGTGTTCGTGGACGACGGAGAAGAGCAGGCGGCGATATTCGGCACGCCGGTGGTGCGCTTCGCGGATCTTTCGCCGGGCGATCATTATGCGATCGCGGTAGGCGACGGCGCGGTGCGCAAAACGTTGGACCAGCGCTGCCGCGACGCCGGGCTGGTGCCGGTGACGCTGCAGGCCGAAAGCTTCACCCAGGGCGACGGAGTGACGGTGGGCGAAGGCGGCGTGTTTTGCGGCCAGACGATGATCACGACATCGGCGCGGATCGGGCGGCAATTCCAGTGCAACATCTATAGCTATGTCGCGCATGATTGCGTGATCGGCGATTATGTGACGTTCGCGCCGAAGGTGAGCTGCAACGGCAATGTCCGGATCGACGACCTTGCCTATATCGGCACGGGCGCGGTGCTGAAGCACGGCCGCCCCGACAAGCCCTTGACCATCGGTCGCGGCGCGATCGTGGGCATGGGCGCGGTGGTGACGAAAGATGTGCCGGCCGGCGCGACCGTGGTGGGAAATCCGGCGCGGCCGGTGGGGTGAACCTGCCGGCCGTTCGGCCTGAGACGAACAGCCACGGCAATGTTTTTTCGAGCGCGCCGGCGCGCGTACCCGCCCCTGCCCCTCCCTGGGCAGGGAGGGGTAAAAAGAGGCACGCCCCGTAGCGGCCTGCACCCCCATCATTCTGGAAGGAGACCGACGATGACGCGGATCCTGTTTGGCGAATGGCTGCCCGATCAGCCGGCGCATTTGAACCCGGGCCTGGTGACGGCCGACGGAGTCGTTCCGATCACGGACGGCTATGCGCCGCTCAACAGCTTTGCGCCGGCCAAGAACGGGACGCTGCCAGCGCGCTGCATCGGCGCGGGCGCCTATCGCAAGACCGGGGCGGCGACGTTGTTCGCGGCGACCGCGACCAACATCTATACCTATTCGACCGCGGGCTATGCCAGCGTGGCGTCGGGACTGGCGGGGACGCGCGACATCGGCGTCCGCTTTTGCCCCTATGGCGCCTATATGCTGGCGACGAACGGCGTCGATCCGATCAAAAAGTTCGATCCGGCATCCCCAGGCGCGATGACCAATCTGGGCGGAAGCCCGCCGACGGCGCGCTTCCTGGGGGTGGTGCGCGGATTCGTGGTGGCGGGCTATGCGGGCGGGAGCTCGCTCCGCATCGCCTGGTCCGACAATGGCAATCCGGCGAGCTGGACGGCGGACGGCGCGTCCGAAGCGGGACAATATGACATGCCGGCGGGCGGCGACGTGACCGGCGTGATCGGCGGCGATTACGGGCTGCTGTTCCAGGAAAACCGCATCTTGCGGATGACCTACACCGCCGACGACACGATATGGCAGTATGACGAGATAGTGACCGATACGGGCTGCGCCGCGCCGAAGAGCCTGGCGAGCTGGGGCAGGACCAGCTTCTTCTGGTCGAACAAGGGCTTCATGGCGTGCGACGGCATGAACGTGGAGGCGATCGGCAACGAGAAGGTCGATCGCACATTCCGCTCGCTGATCGACCGGGCCTATTTCGACACGATCAGCGCGGTCGTCGATCCGGTGCGGACCCTGTACATCGTGGCGGTGCCGTCGGCCGACCCGGCGTCGACCGTGTTCCTGTACAATTATGCGCTCGGCCGATGGACGACGGCGACGATCGCGACCGAGATGCTGTTTTCGGCGCTGACGCTGTCGACCAGCCTGGAGGATCTGGACGCGCTGTACGGATCGATCGACGCGATGGGCGTATCGCTCGACAGCGTCGCGTTGCGGGGCGGCGCGCCGGGGCTGATGCTGTTCGATTCCGCACATCGGCTGGGGACATTGTCCGGCCCGGCGCTGCCGGCGCGCTTCGGCGATGGGTTGCGCGCGCTGACACCGGGCGCGAAGACTCGCATTCGATCGATCCGCCCGCTGACGGACGCCAATGCCGCGCGCGTGACGATCGCAGGCGCGAACGCGCTCGGTGCGCCGGCGCAGGAGACGCTCTATTCGTCGCCGCAAGCCAATGGCGGCTATCGCACGCGTGAGAATTGGAGCCTCACCCGGATCACGCTGACCATCCCCGCCGGGACGGCGTGGAGCTATGCGCAGGGCTATGATCTGGATGGCGTGGCGGGAGGCCGGCCATGAGCCTGTTGATCAAGGACGGCGAGCGCGATCAGGCCGAATGGAACCGCAAGGCACGCGACGCCGTGAACGCGCTGACGCGGCGGATGGCGGGCAGCGGCACGACCGCCGAGCGGCCGGTGAAAGCGGTGACGGGACAAACCTATTACGACACGACGCTGGGCCGGCCGATCTGGTGGCATGCAAGCGGCGTGTGGAAGGATGCGGCCGGGGCGACGGTCTGACATGATCGACTGGCCCGGCTACCGGCTATGGCGGCCGGCGTTCGCGGCGGCGATGGACCGGCGGCTGTACACGCCCGAATGGCTCGACGCGCGGATCGCGGGAGGCGAGGCGTGGCTGTGGCGGACGGACACGGCCGCGATCGTCGCGGAGCTGCGTTTTTATCCGACCGGCGCGCGCGATCTCCATGGGCTGATCGCGGCCGGCGACGTGACGCAAATTCGCGATGTCCTGATTCCCCGCGCCGAGGCCTGGGGACGCGAGGCAGGTTGTCTCGGCGCGATCATCGAAAGTCGCCCGGGCTGGGCGAAGATATTGAAACGCAATGGCTACGCGCCCTGGCAGACGGCGCTCAGGAAGGAATTCAACTGATGGGACTATCTTCCTCCAAATCGAAATCGACGACGACCACCACGCCGTACGGGCCGGCCACCGCCGCGATCAACAGCGGGCTGCAGGCGGCGCAGCAGGTGTTCGACACGCAGCAGCCTTTGCTCCAGCAGAATGCGGCACTGGCGCAGCAGGCCTATCAAAGCCTGGCGCCGCAGGTGTTCCAGACGAGCCCCTATGTCGCGGCGGCCCAGCAGGCGGCGCAAGGTATTTCGGGGGGTGCCTATCTTGGGCAGAATCCGGGGGCGGCGACCTATGGCGCGATCCAGTCCGGCACCAACCCGGCGCTGGGAACGCTGAGCGGTATCGCCAATCACGGCTATGCCAACCCGGCCGATGCGACGGCCAGCGCGATCGCGGCGGGGAAATATCTCAACGGTCAGCCCTCCTCCCAATTCTACAGCGACGTGCTCGGCGGCAAATATCTGAAGGGCAATCCCTATCTCGACGCGATGGTGCAGCAATCGGACGATGCCGTGACCAAGGCTGCCAACCAACGCTTTGCCGCCGCCGGCATGGGGGCGGGGCTGTCGACGCCCTATATGAACGTGCTGACCAAGAACCTGGCCGATTCCGAAAACAGCCTGCGCTACAAGGATTATGACAATGAAATGAACCGCATGGTCTCGGTCGGCGCGCAATCCGATGCAGCCTATGGTGGCGAGCGCAACCGGATGGACGCGGCCAACGGGCTGGTCGCAGCCGATTACAATACCGGGCAGGCGAACAAACTCGCCGCCGCAACCGCCTTGGGCCAGCAATATAATGCCGACGCGGCGACCCGACTGAATGCGGCGCAGGCGGCAGATGGTGCGCAGAACAGCCAGATCCAGCAGATCTTGAGCGCATTGGCGCTGACGCCGGAACTCAGCAACGCACAATATGCGGGCGTCGCGCCGGCCCTGAGCCTGCTCACGACCGCGAGCCAGATTCCCTATTATGGCCTGTCGGCCTATTCCGGCGCGCTCGACAGCCTGGCCGGGAAATACGGCACGAGCAGCACCAAGACGAGCACGACGCCGAGTCTTTTCGACCAGCTTCAGAGCGGTATCGACTTCAAAACCAAGCTTTCGGGCATTCTGAAATAAACTTTGCGCCGGAAGCCGCGGCGCGCAGCGAATGCGCCCGGCTCGGCAACCTCCATCCTTTTTGAAAGGCCCGGCTTATGGCGAAGAATGCCGTTACCGATTGGGACATCGCGCCCGCCAACAATATAGACATTGCCGGCATCAATATTGCCGAGGGTTGTCCCGCCGGCGGTATCAACGATGCGATCCGTACGGTGATGGCACAGATCGCGTCCTGGCTGGCCGGGGCAACCGGGCCGCTGCTGAAATCGGGCGGGGCCGTTACGGGCGATGTCTCGACCAGCGGCAAGATCACCGGAATGGGCAATGCCTCCACGATCCGCGACGGGGCCGGCACCGAACGCGTGATCGGCTATCGTGCCGTCCCGCTGACCGCCAAGACAGCATCCTACACGATTTCGCTAAGCGACGTCGGGCAGGGGATCAGCACGAATGCGGGAGTCACCGTGCCGCTCAATGCGGCGGTCGCGTTCGCAATCGGCGATACGGTTGCGCTCTATAACAATTCGGCAAGCGCGGTGACGATCACGCAGGCTTCCGGCGTAACGTTGCGGCTGGCCGGTTCGGCGACAAGCGGAAATCGCACGATTGCGCAACGCGGGCTGGCGACGATGATCAAGGTCGGCAGCGACGAATGGGTCATCAGCGGGATGGGCGTTTCTTGAGCGGGATCGGTCTGATCGCCGCAGCCGCCGCAGCCGCCGCTCCACCACCGCCCGCTTTGTCGATGGATATAAATTGGAGCGGCTCCAGCACGGTTAACGTCAATGGGGCGTCAGGTATATGCAGCGTCGCCCAGGGCGTCATAGTCTTTATCGCGTCGGGCGGGACAGCACCGTATGCAGGCAATGGGCCGGGAGGCGCCGATACCTATGTTACCGGCGATCCGAGCGGAAAGATCAGCCTCGCCGCATCACCCGACGGGATCCACAATACGTTGGCATGGTCCGGCTTCGCCCTCAACGAATTCCAGAGCTGCGTCATTCGCGCCGCGATCCACGATGCGGCCGGCCATAGCGCGAGCGACTCAGCGCCCGCATCGGGCGCTATCATCCTCAAACGGACGAGCTGACACGAGGCGTCATCGATCGTCGCCGCAGGGATCGCAGATACGATTATGCTTGGGTAGATAGACGCCACAGTGCGAGCAATACGCCGGATTGGCAAACAGCGCGTAGGTGGCTTCAACCCAGCGGCGCAGCGGGTGGGCTCGTATTTCGCTTACAAAAGCAACAACGGGCTCGCCCGCATTCTCTACTGACATGGTTAACATCCTTCAGCGCCAAGATGGCGGGGTTCGGACACGAAATCCATTCATCGGAAGATAGTAGAACGATAGTAGCCGGCCGGTCGGGTCGGAGGGGGGCAAGCGCGTGACTTTGTTAGCGGATGCCCCTTTTTGGGGCACCTTATGTGGCGCGGCGCTTGGCGGCGGCGGAATTGGAGCCGGCTTGCGGCCGGTGCTGGACCATCTGCGCGGCCAACGGCGCCAAACCGATGAAGTGGCCATGGGGCTTGTCGAAAAGTTGCAGGCGCGGATCGAACGGCTGGAGGAAAGCTCAGCCGCCGAACGGCAATTGTGCGACGCGAAGCTTTCGGCGCTGCGTCACGAACTCAGAAATGTTCAGGGCAATTTCGACGCGTTGCTGCTGGCGATCGAGGTCGCGCCCGAAAGGGCCGCCGAGGTGATCGCCAAGGTCAAGGCGCGCCGCGCGGCCTGATCATTCTTGATGGAGGATCACCATGTGGACGTGGGATCAATCCGCGGGCGAATTGTCGCGCGACGGCCAGTTCGTCTCTCGCGGTTATAGTGGCCGCGGGCGGGGGCTGAATAATCCGGCGATGCAGGCCTGCGTTGGGATCGGCCCGATCCCGGCCGGGCGCTGGCGTCTCATCAGCATCGCAGCCGACACCCATACGGGGCCTTTTTCCATCCTGATCGCGCCGGAAGCGGCCACCGATACGCACGGGCGAAGCGGGTTTCGCTGCCATGGCGACAATGCCCGGCTTGATCGCAGCGCGAGCCATGGCTGCATCATCCTGCCGCGCACGGTGCGCAAGGCGATCTGGGCAAGCGGCGATCGCGCCCTGAACGTCGTGGCCTGACGCACGGCCGCACCCGCCACCCAAAGACAACCTGTCCCTGCCCGCCGCCGATCACCGGCCAGGCGGGCTTTTTTCATGAGGAGAAACCGATGACCGAACCCAAAATTTGGTGGCAGAGCCGCACCCTGTGGGTCAATGCCGTCGCGATGGTGTTCGCCGTGCTCGGCACATTCAATCTGCTGCCGGCAGGCATGGATCAGGACAGCATCGTGACTGCCATCATGGGTGCTGTCGCGATCGCGAATGTCGTGCTGCGATTGCTGACGAAACAGGCGATCGCCTGAGCGGCTGCCCCCCAATGCTGAACGATATGTGGAGCAAGATCATGACAGGTGCCGCGGCCCTTTTGGCCGCGGCGCTTTTCGCGTCTCTGGGTAACCGGCTGATCGGCGCTCACGGTGAAGCCCGCTACCAGGCAGGCCTCGCCAAGGGGCAGGTGCAGCAGCTGCCGGCGATCCTGGCCGCCCATGCCGCCGCTACCAAAGAGGCTCTGGATGCACGCGATCGCATCATCACTGCCGACGCGGCCCAGGCAAAAGAGATGGCGCGACTGACAGCCTTGATCCGACGATCCGATGACGAGGTGAACGCCTATGAAGCGACTGACGCCGGCCATGCTGACTGCCTTGGCGCTGGGCGCGTGCGTGCCATCGAAGCCGCCCGCGCCGCCCTCTTTCCTGTCACCGCTCAAGCCCCCAATGGCGGCGTTTCCGGATCCCTGCCTGCCGACACCCCTGCGCAAGCAGACGGACGGGGCCCTGAATAA